TTTATGTTTTATGTGGGATTCAGTTGGTTCTGTACCTTGTAAAATGACTTATGAAGGTAAGGGAGGTAAACAACATAATGCTTCTGTTCTTGCTGATAAGATTGGTATGGGTATCAATCAAAGAATTTCAGGTAGTAGAAAAGCTGAATCTAAATTTGAAAACACTTTGATTATTGTTAATCAACCTTGGGTAGAATTACCCGATAATCCATTTGGACAACCAAAAATTAAAGCAAAAGGTGGTGAAGCAATATGGTTGAACTCTTCTTTGGTATTTCTATTTGGTAATCAAAAAGGAGCTGGTACAACAAAAATTACTGCAACTAAAGACAAGAGAAGTGTTAAATTTGCAAGTAGAACTAAGGTATCTGTACTTAAAAATCACATCAATGGTTTGGGTTATGATGATGGTAAAATTATTGTTACACCTCACGGATTCCTTTCAGGTAAAGATACTGCTGAAGAAAAAGTTTCTATTGAAAAATATAAGAAAGAATACGCAGATTATTGGAAAGAATTGTTAGGTTTGGAGGGAGATTTTGATTTAAAAGAAGAAAAAGAATATGAATAAGCTAAAAGTTATATCACTATTTTCAGGTTATGGTACACAAGAGTTGGCACTAAAATACATTGGTGTTGACTTCGAGAATGTTGCAAATTGTGACATACTAAAAACTGCTAATATTGCTTATGATTCATTACACGAAACAACATTAGGTAATTTGGGGGACATATCGAAGGTAAACGAGGATGAGTTCCCCCAATGTGACCTACTTACATACTCATTTCCCTGTCAAGACATTTCAATATCAGGTATTCAGAAAGGAATTCAAAAAGGGACGAGAAGTGGTTTGTTGTATGAGGTTGAAAGAATATTGACTAAGAACCAACCCAAGTATCTTTTAATGGAAAATGTTAAGAACCTGGTATCTCATAACCATATTGATAACTTCAAGGCTCACATAACATTCTTAAATGAGTTGGGATATGGTTGTTCTTGGAGAGTATTGAATGGTGCTGATTATGGTTGTCCACAGAATAGAGAGAGGGTGTTTATGATGTCTGTTTATGGGATGACAAATGAAGAAGTTGAATATAAAATGCTCAATGTTAATAGGTATAAAAAGGATAGAGTACCAATGAGACCATTCATAGAAAATGTCGTCATAGACGACTTATTTATTGAATGTGAAGTTACACCTAACAAACCCAAAAAAGATAGTGTGTGTAAACTTGTGGCAAGGAGAAACGATGTAAGTTATGACCAAGCAAGACGTATATATTCTATTGATGGTTGTTCACCTTGTTTAACAACAACTGGTTCACCACAGATTATTGTTGATGGAAAAATAAGAACTATAACAGCGAGAGAAGCTTATAGATTTATGGGTGTTAGAGAAGAAGATATTGACGTATTGTTATCAACAAATTTGACAATAAAGAATCACGTAGCCTTAGCTGGCAACTCAATTTGTGTTCCAGTTATGGAAGCAATCTTCACAGAGTTCTTAGGTGAGTATGTCACAGAAACAAAAAAATCGTTCACACAATTAAGTTTATTTAAATGATTAAAACATTATTGGTTGATGGTAACAATCTTATGAAAATAGGTTTTCATGGGGTTAAAGATTATTATCACAATGGTAATCATATTGGGGGTATATGGCACTTCCTAAACACAATCAGAAGATTTATCGAAGAACATAATTTTGATAAGATTGTGGTGTTTTGGGATGGTGAGGGAAACTCAAGTAAACGAAAAATCATTTATCCCCAATACAAAGAAAATAGAATCCAAGAACAGAATGAATATAAAGCCCAATCTTTTTCTTTTCAAAAAGATAGGGTTAAACAATACTTGGAGGAAATGTTTGTTAGACAAGTTAATGTTGACAATAATGAAGCCGATGATTTGATTGCATATTATTGTCAAATTGCCGAAAATGAAAACATTACCATTTTTTCATCAGACAAAGATTTAACCCAACTTATTTCCGAAAATGTTTCCATATATTCACCATCAGCAAAACAGATGTATAAAAATGGGGACAAAATAAAATTGAAGGAACACGAGATTCCACACAACAATATTTTAACTTATAAGATATTAACTGGTGATAAATCAGATAATATTGATGGAATTTATTATTTGGGTGATAAAACTTTATTTAAATTATTTCCCGAACTACTTGAACAAGAACTTACAATTACCGATATTTTATCTAAAGCGGAAACCCTTTTGAAGGAAGATAAAGAAAACACAGCTTTGAAGAATCTTCTAACAGGAAAAACTAAGTCAGGAATTTATGGAGACGAATACTATGAAATTAACAAAAAGATTGTAGATTTGTCAGAACCAATGATTGATGATGAAGGAAAAGAAGTTGTGGAACTTTATTACACAGAAACATTAGACCCAGATGGTAGAGGACACAGAAACCTAATTAAAATGATGATGGAAGATGGTTTTTTTAAATTCCTACCGAAGGGGGATGACGCTTGGGTAAACTTCGTAAAACCATTTTTAAAACTAACACGAAAAGAAAAAAACAATTTTAAAACAAAAAAGTAAAAACAATGAGAGAACAAGACATCACCAAATTGGAATTCTTAATGATGGTTAATGATAACATCATAGTTCAAAGATATTTCAATGTTAGAGATTACAATCCTGATACAAGAAATTCAGTTGATTTCAAAGAGTTTATGGATGATTTGATTGATAATCTTAATTATCAACTTAAAATGAAGGCAGTTAGTTATCTATTGGAAAATCAATACGATATCACCAACAACCCAAATCTTCTTAATACATCATATGTCGATGGTCCTGAGTACTTTAACATTTATTTAAAACACGGAGATAGACTACTTTGTCACAGAAGATTTGATGCCAAAATCTACCCTCCAAAGATTAGATACACAGTTGACATCAGACAAACAATCAAAGGTATTTTGTCAGAATTGACTAATTTATTTTCAGCAAAAGACCTTTCATTTGATTATCTCGGACTTAATACCAGAGTGTAATATTTATTCATACAATAACTTAAACTTATGTCATCTAACAAAAATTTTGATTACTTAGGAAGCTCTTTTCAAGTACAACTACTTAATCAAATCGTAGTAGATAAAGAGTTCTCAAGGTCTATTGTTGATGTAATTGAACCCAATTATTTCGATAACAAATACTTCAAAATCATTATCCAAATGATTAAGGAGTATAACCAAAAGTGGGATGGAGTCCCCAGTTTTGAAACACTAGAACAAATAACAAAATCTGAATTTCAACAAGAATCTATCGCTAAAGTAGTTATAGATACTATAAGAAAAATTAAGGAAGCACCAGTGTCTGGTGGGGATTTTGTTCAAGAAAAAGCATTGAAGTTTTGTAAACAACAAGAGTTACAAAAAGCAATAACAAAGGCTCAAAAGGTTATCGATGGTGGTGAGTTTGAGAACTACGATACCCTTGAAGAAATGATACGCGAAGCACTCCAAGTTGGGATTGTTGAAGATGGTATGTTAAATGTCTTCTCCAACTTGGATGATGTTTTAAATGAGGATTATAGACATCCAATACCTATGGGAATCCCTGGTATTGATAGATTACTGAAAGGTGGTTTAGCTAAAGGTGAAATTGGTGTAATATTAGCACCAACAGGTGTGGGTAAATCAACCATTTTAACTAAGATTGCTAATCACGCATTTAACCTTGGATATAATGTTCTTCAAATATTTTTTGAGGATAATCCCAAGGTTATTCAAAGAAAACATTTTACATTGTGGAGTAAAATCCACCCAGATGATATGTCTAATAAAAAGGAAGAAGTTTTGATGAGAGTTAAGGAAGTTGAAAGTAAAATGACAAACCAACTTATTTTGGAGAAACTTCCTTCAGATACAATGACAATGACTCAAATCAAAAATCTTATTAGAAAGAAGATTGCTGATGGTATCAAAGTAGATATGGTATTGTTGGACTATATTGACTGTGTAGTACCTGAGAAAAACTTGGGTGACGAATGGAAGTCAGAAGGTTCTGTAATGAGAGGATTTGAAGCAATGTGTCACGAACTTAATTTAGTAGGTTGGACTGCAACACAAGGTAATAGAAGTTCTATTTCATCTGAAGTTGTAACAACAGACCAAATGGGTGGGTCTATTAAGAAAGCTCAAGTGGGACACGTAATCATATCGATTGCAAAAACCTTACAACAAAAAGAAATGAAATTGGCAACAATTGCGATTACAAAATCAAGGATTGGTGATGATGGAATTATCTTCGAAAATTGTAAGTTTGATAATAGTATGTTAGAAATTGACACAGAATCTTCAGTTACATTCTTGGGACACGAAGAACAAAAAGAAGAAAACAATAGACAAAGAATTAAAGATTTATTAGAAAAAAGAAAACAAAGAGAAAACACGATTTAATTATGACAGAAAAAATTTTAATGGAAAATCCTGGGCGTTTTGTGATTTTCCCAATTCAATACAATGATATTTGGGAATATTATAAACAACACCAAGCGGCATTTTGGACAGCAGAAGAGGTTGATTTAACCAACGATATTAGAGATTGGGAAAACCTATCTGACA